TGGTATTATTGATCCTTCTAAAGTGACAAGATGTGCTATTGAAAATGCAGCATCAGTAGCTGGAACAATTTTATTAACTGAATGTACTGTTGTAGATAAGCCTGAAGAAAATAAGCAGGATGATATGATGGGTGGAATGGGAGGAATGTATTAATGAAAACTGAAATCCAAGAACAACTAGAACTAATCGCTACACGCGTTCCACCTGGTGACAGGTGGTCGCTTGTAGGTGATAAGACTAAAGTGTATGCTTCAATAACTGATACTTTAGAAGCGTATTTTCAACTAACTAGGAGAGCATGTGAATATAGATTAGCTCCTCTAAAAGGTGAGTTATATGCTGTTCACTCTCAAGAAGTTGAAATCGCACCTGAGCCACCTAAACGTTATGACATTTATGGTGATTATGAGTAAGGATAGTGATATGTATAATAAAAACATACTAATACAATGAATAAAGAGTTCCTTAAAATGCAAAAATTGGCTGGTTTGATTACTGAAGGCCAATATCAAGAAAAAGTAAATGAGGATTCTAAAAAAATATATGGTATTGAAAAAAATTATGAACCATATGATTTTGGACCATATACTTATGAAGAAGCAGAAGCTGAAATTGAAAAACTTCTAACTGACAATCCAGGAAATTATCGTCCTAGATTATATAACCAGATGCATGATGAATTACCTGCTATAGAAAGAATGAATATGCCTCGTATAGACAAAGATGGTAATTTAGAAGATGTTGATAATACTCCTTTTTCTAAAGGTGATTTAGCTGATTATTAAGATAAAAAACAAAATATTATATTAAAATTTGGCCTTCGGGCCATTTTTTATTATATTAAGTTATATGAAAGAAAATAGTTTATTTGTAGAAAAGTATCGTTCTAAAGTATTAGATGAGTATATTGGTAATGAACAATTAAAACAAATTGTATCTCAATATATTAATAATAATGATATTCAAAATCTATTATTGTATGGTACACCTGGTACAGGTAAAACCACATTAGCTAAACTTATAGTCAACAATATAAATTGTGACTTCCTATATATTAATGCATCGGATGAGAGGGGGATCGACACTATTAGAGATAAAGTGCAGGGTTTTGCCTCAAGCGCTTCATTCAAACCCCTTAAGATTATTATCTTAGATGAAGCTGATTTCTTAACTATTCAGGCCCAAGCGTCATTAAGGAATATTATCGAGACATATTCTCGTACTACACGTTTTATCTTAACATGTAACTATCTTGAACGCATCATTGATCCCCTTCAATCCCGATGTCAAGTATTAAAAATTACTCCTCCATCTAAAAAAGAAGTAGCACAACATGTTGCTAATGTTTTAGAACAGGAAAACATTAACTATGAACTAAATGACTTAGTATTAGTAGTTAATAAACATTATCCTGATGTTAGAAAAATACTTAATACATGCCAGGTTAATACAGTTGAAAGTAAGTTAACCATTGATAAATCATTAATTGCATCAAATGGTTATACAGATGCTATTCTAAAAGAACTCATAGCAGCAAATAAAAACAGCTTTAACAACATTAGACAAATACTTGCTGATAGTAATTTAAGTGATTTTGAAGAAATATATAGATTCTTATATGATAATTTAGATGAGTATGCTAAAAATGATTTAGCTAAAATATCAATTATCATTGAAATAGAAAATTATATGTACCACGCCAATTTTAGAATTGATAAAGAAATCAATGTAATGGCTTTAATATGTTCAATTTTAAAAACAATATAATAAAATGAATAAGACAGAAAAACAACTCAATGTCAATATTGACATCAAATCATCTCAACCAATTACTTCACCTGAAGGTAATCATATCTTTGCTGAAGGTGTAATTTTGAGAAAAGTATCTAAATTTGTAGCAGGCACAGCTGAAGATGCTATTATTCCTATTCCTGTAATGTATGATGTAAAAACAGGTAAAGTATTAGTAGAGTTGTTGCCTAAAGAACTCCGAGACGAATATGCAAATATTTGATTGGCTTAAACAAATTACTTACGAAAAACAATCTTGGGACTCATTTACTGAGGAAGACAAGGTATCATTTAATCCATATATGATACATCGCTTCCTCAGTATGAATCCTGAGTATATTGAGTTTGTAAACTTAATTCAAAATATTCCTTATACTGAAAAGGAAAAAATATATAAACTATATTTATATATGATTCCAAAGAAAAACATGTTTTTAAAATATATTAAATCAACAAAAACCAAAACTAAAGAGGAGCTATTACAACATTTAGCTTCTTATTATGAATGTTCTCTACGTGAGGCGTATGAGTATTATCATATGCATCATAGTGATACTATTAAGAATATTTTAAAGAAAAGAGGTGTTGATGATAAAGAAATTAAAAAGTTATTAAAATGATAGATAAAGTTACAGAAGCAGTTATAGAAGATCTAAGATCAAGAAGTGAACGTGGTATTAAAAAATATAATACTACCTTAGATCAAAATAATAAAGATGACTATATGAATCATCTGTATGAAGAGCTATTAGATGCTGCTCAGTATATTAAAAAAGAAATGTCTATTATTCCTGAAATTCAATCTTTAATTAAACAATATCCTAATAATCAAGATTTAGGTAAGGCAATTAGAGATTTATACAATCCGTTTTGAGTAAAATACCATCCATAGTAAAGGCTATCCAAAAACAGCCAATACAAGAAATAAACTATGCATTCCATAAAACAATTTCTTACAGCCAGTTCTCTATATACCATGAGTGTCCTCATAAATGGGAACTACAATACAAAGACAATCTACAACAGTATGAACCTACTATCCATACTGTGTTCGGAACCGCAATGCATACTGTTATTCAGCATTACCTTACTGTAATGTATAATGAAAGTGGAGCCGCGGCAGATAGAATAGATATAGAGACATTTTTTGAAGACGAGTTTAGAAAAGTATACTTAGAAGAATATAAAACAAATAAAAATACTCACTTCAGCGGAGCGGCGGAAATGAGAGAGTTTTATGATGATGGCATTGCTATACTAAGTTTTTTTAAAAAACGCAAAGGACAATACTTCAGTAAACGAGGATGGCATTTGGTTGCCTGTGAGTTACCTATTGTTATAACGCCTAATAACGCATTTAAAAACATTTTATACAAAGGTTATATTGACCTTGTAATGTATCATGAACCTACAAATACCTTTAAGATATACGACTTTAAAACGTCTACTCGAGGATGGAATGATGATGCTAAAAAAGATGAACGTAAACAGTTTCAATTACTATTCTATAAAAAATACTTTAGTGAACAATATAATGTCCCTGAAGAAAATATAGATGTTGAGTTTGTTATATTAAAAAGAAAAATATGGGAGGAAAGTGAATTTCCTCAAAGTCGTATTCAAGAATTTGCTCCTCCAAGTGGTAAAATTAAAATGAAAAAAGCATTAACTGCCATAGATAATTTTCTAAATGAATGCTTTAACATTGATGGATCATACAAAGACATATCACATCTTGCGACCCCAAGTAAAACATGTCAATGGTGTCCTTACAATGAGAGAAAAGATCTTTGTAACAAATAGTATTTTTGTATATATTTATATATAAATAAATGTTATGGATAAAAAGGATATGACATTAACAAGCGTGAAAGTTCAAAGCGACTTGTTTGATGATTTTAAAATGGAATGTGTAAAGCGAAAATTTTCTTTACAAAAGCTTGTAGATAGAGCAGTCCATTTATATCTTACATCAGATGAATTTAGAAAGTCAATTCACAATCACAATAATTTAAATCGATAAAAGTTTTATGAATCAAAGTTTTGGTTATCTTCCTCAAAATGAGAGAAAAAAGATACTCCTTATATGCGATGATATAAGAGTACACTCTGGAGTAGCTACTGTCGCTCGAGAATTAGTATTAAACACAGCCCAACATTTCAATTGGGTTAATGTAGGAGGTGCTATTAATCACCCGGAAGCAAACAAACGAATGGATTTGTCTGCTGATACTAATAACAATACTGGTTTGACAGACAGCTCAGTTATTCTATACCCAACTAATGGATATGGAGATGCCAGGTTAATTAGACATTTAATTCAAGCAGAAAAGCCAGATGCTATTTTCTTAATCACTGACCCAAGATATTTCATTTGGTTGTTTCAAATTGAAAATGAGATTAGAAAGAAAATGCCTATTGTTTATCTTAACATTTGGGATGATTATCCAGCTCCAATGTATAATAGATCATATTATGAGTCATGTGATGCTCTATTAGCTATTTCTAAACAAACTAAAAATATCAACACTTTAGTATTAGGTGATAAAGCTAAAAAGAAAATCATTCAGTATGTGCCTCATGGTTTGAATGAAGATATTTTCAAACCACTTAATAATACTCCTGAATTAAAGGAGTTTAAGAAGAAATTATTTGGAGGTAAAGAAATTGATTTTGCTTTATTCTTTAACTCTCGAAACATTCGCCGCAAACAGATTCCAGATACAATGATGGCTTATAAGTTGTTTGTTGATGGATTATCTGAAGAACAAGCAAAACGTTGTGCATTTGTATTACATACTCAAGTAGTAGATGATAATGGTACAGACTTAGAAGCAGTAAGAGAATTATTATTTGGTGATGACCCAAAATATAATATTATTTTCTCACCACATATGCTCCCACCAGACCAAATGAACCTACTTTATAATAGTACTGATTGTCAAATCCTATTAACTAATAATGAAGGTTGGGGATTAAGCTTAACTGAAGCATTATTAGTAGGCAATCCACTTATTGCTAATGTGACAGGTGGAATGCAAGATCAAATGCGTTTTAGTAAAAAAGGTAAATGGATTGATTTTGATGATAAGTTTCCTTCAAACCATACCGGTACAGTTAAAGAACATGGTGAATGGGCGTTTCCAGTTTATCCAACTAACCGCTCAATTCAAGGTTCACCATTAACACCTTACATTTGGGATGACAGATGTAACGCAGAAGATGCTGCTGAACAGATTAAAGCAGTTTATAACTTGTCTAAAGAAGAAAGAAAGGTATTAGGCTTAAAGGGTCGTGAATGGGCTTTAAGTGATGAAGCTGGATTTACAGGCAAGAAAATGGGTGTTAATGTTATCAACACTTTAGATAAATTGTTTGCTACTTGGAAACCAAGAGAAAAATATGAGTTAGTAAACGCTAACGAAATCAAACCTAAAACAGTACCTCACGAATTAGTCTATTAATATTTTAAAGTTATGAGTAAACCATTATTTTTCATTTCATGCCCTGTTGATACTTACAGTGGCTATGGAGCACGTTCTCGAGATTTAGTTAAAGCAATCATCGAGTTAGATAAGTATGATGTTAAAGTTATTCCCCAAATGTGGGGTAATACACCTTGGGGTTTCATTGAAGATAACCCTGAATGGAAGTTTTTAACTCCTCATCTGTGGGCTCAACCCCAACTTCCAAAACAGCCGGAGGTATGGATGCAAATCACAATTCCAAGTGAATTCCAACCAATTGGAAAATACAACATTGGGGTAACAGCAGGTATTGAAACAACTCTTTCACCGGGTGATTGGATCGAAGGTATTAATAGGATGGATTTAACATTAACTTCTTCTGAGCACTCAAAAGAAACATTC